CACCTCGCTCGCCAGTTCGCCGGCAAAGGCTTTCACTGGATCGTGGTTCACCGGCGGTTCAGCGACAACGACGAAGCCTCACCTGCTCATTGAGCCTTCGGGCACCACGTCTACAGCGTGGAGCACCAGCGGCACCGGCCTGGGGGTCAATGCGGCGAGTGGGTTTGCGGGGAACCTGCTGGATTTGCAGGTGGCGGGGGTTAGTCAGGCTCGCATTAACAGTGATGGCTGGCTCCAGTTAGGCGCCAGCGCAGTCGTTGCACGCGCCACAACAGGCGGCGGCTTGAGGTTGGGCGGCTCAGGCGTAGAAGTAGGGATCAAGGCGGCGGGTGTTACCGTACCTGAAACGGCTGCCTATTACGCATGGGCGAATGAGGCAAACAATCCTGTTATTTCACTAGCCCTATACCGCGACGCCGCCAACACCCTCGCCCAACGCAACAGCACCAACGCCCAAACGTTCCGCGTCTACAACACCTTCACCGACGGCAGCAACTACGAACGCCACACGCACTCGTGGTCAGGCAACGTCCTGAACATCGCCAACGAGGCCGCTGGCACTGGGACACTGCGGAGTATTGCCTTCAGTGCCAACGGGGCAGCCAGTACACCTCCGGTTGCCTTCACCGGGACGTGGTTCACGGGCGGCAGCGCCACTACCACCAAGCCTCACCTGCTCATTGAGCCTTCGGGCACCACGTCTACAGCGTGGAGCACCAGTGGCACCGGCCTGGGCGTCAATGCGGCGAGTGGGTTTGCTGGGAACCTAATCGACTTGCAAGTGAATGGCGTCCGCAGGGTCGCTGCGAGTGATACAGCGATCTCGCTAAATCCAAGCGCTGCCGGTGGCGCGACCATAGGAATGGGGTTCGGTGGATCTAACTGGATGCTGTTTGACTACAACATCCAGGCGTTACAGGTGAACCAGACGCTTGAACTGGTAAACAGAAATATCAAACTTAGCACCTCCACTGGCACCAAAATCGGCACCGCCACCACGGAAAAACTGGCGTTCTACAACGCCACGCCAGTGGTCCAACCGGCGGCCGTGGCTAATGCGACGGATGCTGCCAGCGTCATCACTCAACTCAACCTGCTGCTGTCCCGGCTGCGGGATCTCGGCCTCATCGCTACCTGACCGCCATGACCCTCACCATCACCCTCGACCACCCCCGCTTCGTGGATGGCTTCATCGAGGCCGCCAACCGCAACGGCACCACCGCCGAAGCCCTCGCCCTGGAGCTACTGGAGGCCCAAGGCAAGAGCTATGCCGACCTCTTCCGCGTGGGCGTCATCACCTCTGCCGCCTTCATCGCTCGCTTCACCCCCGCTGAGTACTCGGGCATCCTCGCCGCCGCCGAGACCGATGCCACCGTCGCCGGCCTCCTCGCCACCCTCCTCGCGGAGCCCGTGGTCAACTTCGACGACCCGCGCCTGGAGCCGGGGCTGCAGCAACTCGTTGAGGCGGAACTGCTGGAGGCTGATCGCGTGGCTGAGCTGCTGAGCTACGAGCGGCCCCAGGCTGGAGGTGGCGCATGACGTTAGTGGTGCAGAAGCCATCCGGCGCCAAGCTGCTGATGCGCCAGACCTGGGCACCAGCTGACACCGACGCAGCCGCCTACATCGCCGCCGTCGAAGCCGCAGACGGCCAGGCGCTGGAAGAGAAGACGCGCAAAGCGATTGACGACTTTGTGCTGGGGTGCAAGCAGGACGGCATCTGGAGCGCCATCAAGGCGTCGTGCATCCTGGCGGGAGCGCGGACGCTGACAGGCGCTTTGGTGCCGTTGGTGGGGGCGGCGCCGACGAATAACAACTTTGTCTCTGGTGATTACAACCGGAAGACGGGGCTTATCGGCAATGGCTCTACGAAGTACCTCAACAGCAATCGAGCCGCGAACGCAGACCCTACCTCAAACTTTCACGCAGCGGTCCAACTGTCCACCGTGGGGACTGGGGACAGCCGGTACATTGGCGCCTATAGCGGACCGGGCACGGCAGACGACTTTCTCAGTGTTCTCGGCGACCTCAGGAATCGCTCTGTGGACACTCCCTCCAATGTGACCGTAGCCGCCGGGCTGTACGGCACAGCTAGAACCAGCAGCACTGCTTTTACAGTTAGAAGCAATGCCAATACCGTGACCGGCCTGACCTCTACGGCGGTGGCGCCTGGCTCTCAAAACCATTTTGTTTTTGCTCAGAACGACCGAGGGTCTGCCTTCACGCCCGTCAACAGCCGCCTCGCCTTCTACAGCATCGGCGAGAGCCTCGACCTCACACTCCTCGACGCCCGCGTCACCCAGCTCATCACGACCTTCGCAGCGGTGATCCCATGACCCAGCCACTGACACAAGCAGTCACTGCCGCTAGTGGCGCTCTGGAGGTGCTGCGATGAGCTGGCTCGTTTCCACACGGCAGTACATCCCCGCCGTCATCGGTGAAGCATGGGGTGGCGGCTACTTTGCCGGCTACATCAGCCACACCGCTGACGGCAACCCTACTCATGCGCTGATCGTGGCGCCGAGGGCAACTGGGGCGACTGGCACCGGCTACACGTTGACCAGCAACCTGCAATGGAAAACGTCGCAGACTTCCACCGCCAACACCGCCAGCACCTTTGACGGTGTTGCAAACACTGCTGCAATGGTGACAGCCGGTATTGCGGCCCACCCTGCAGCTCAGTTCTGCGTCAACCTCAGTATTGGCGGGCACACTGATTGGTATCTTCCTAGCTCCCTCGAACTTGACATTGCTTACTTCAACTTGAAGCCAGACACCACGGCGAATAACGTGTCTTTCGGCGTTAATCCTTATGCCGTGCCGAAGCGAGATATGGCCTACACGTCAGGCAGCCCCGGCCAGACCGCAATCGCTGCATTTAATACGTCGTCACAAGCATTTGTAGCTGGCACCCACTGGACATCGACGCAGGCAAGTAATCCGGCAGCGACCCGCATTGATCTCAATACCGGAGGACGAGTCATCGCAGACAAGGACATTTCCTACCGCGTCCGCGCCTTCCGCCGCATCGCCCTCTAGCGCCACAAGCGTCCCCGACTAATGTCTGAGGCCAACCTGCCCGATCAGATCGAGGTTTTCCTCCGTAACGCCCTTAGCCAGAAGCGCCTGGAGGATGAGCTGGTGCAGGATGCCCTCAAGGCCCTGCGTCAGACCCTCGCCGGCATCCAACGCACGCTGGACACCTCGGGCATCATGTCGCCCGGGCCGGGCCGTGATGAGCAGATCCGGCGCCTTGTCACAGCCGTCGCCAACAGCGTGCAGCGATCCTGGGGCGTGCCGCAGATCGAGGCCCTGCAGCAGGCCCTGACCCCGTTCTTCGCACAACAGCTGGAGTTCGCCCGCCAGATGGTGGAGCTGTCCGGCGGGGCGCTCACCAACCCCGGCGCAGTGGCAGCCTCGCAGGGCCTTGTCAATCAGGCGATCAATCAGGCCGTGGTGGGCGGCAAGACCCTGGCCGACACCCTGCGCATCTCGGTGCCCCTGATGGTGAGCGACCGCATGGAGCGCCTGATACGGCTGGGCATGTCTGATCTGGGTGGGGAGGTGGCTGCCACGTATGCGGATGCCGTTGTTCGCACGACCTCAAACAACGTGGAGGCGATCATCCGCACGGGCGTGCATGAGGTGGGCAGCGCGGCGCAGATGGCCATCTATGAGGTGGAAACGGACCCGGACTGGCTTGATGCCGGAGGGTTGCAGTGGACAGCAACCCTGGACAGTGCCGTGTGCCCTGTGTGCTTGGGGCTGGACGGCAAGCGGTACAAGTTCGGGGAGCCCGGCCCCTATTGGGATGGGAGAGCGAAGGTGTCACCCCACATGCAGTGCCGTTGTGTACTCCTGGTAGCGAAGTGGAGAGAGGAAGACATGACCAGCCCCAGCGGCCGCAAGGTGCAGCCCAAGAGGACAACGGAAGGCGACAAGGGGGAAGGCGTGCTGAGCTTCAAGGCCGCCACCGTGGACTGGATCCGCGCCAACCCTGAAACCACCCGCGCCATCTTCGGCAAACGCATCGGGGACCAGCTGCTGGGCAGCGACCGTGATGGGCGGCCGGTGAAGCGGATCAGCCTGGATCGTGCGGTGAAGCTATGGCAGGCGCCGGCAAGCTAAGGCAATCGATCTGGACCAATGGCCAAGGGTGGGGGTAGGAAGTACAACAGGGACAAGAACGGCAAGTTCGCGTCAACCGGTGGGGCGCGTCTCGGCGGCAAGAGCAAAGGGCCGAAGCTGGGCAGTGGTCGTCCCGGTACTTCCGCTCCTGGCGGCACCGTGGCCAAGAGTTCCGTCAATCGGTCGCTGGGGGCCACCCGTGGTGCCGGCAAAGGGAGCGTTGCCTCTGCCCCTGCTGCCGGTGGCAAGCGTCGTGGCGTGAAAATGGGCGCTGGCCGGCCTGGCACTTCCGCTCCCAAGGGCACCATTGCCAAGAGCGCAGTCAATCGCACCCTGGGCGCTACTCGCGGCTATGGCAAGGGCAGCACGGCAACCCCCCCGGCACCCAAGCCCAAAGCCAAGAAGGGCCCCAAGACGGCATCCGGCCGCGCTGGCGCCAACCTCCGCAGCGCCCAGAAGCAGCTCAACAAAAACCCCATGAGCAAGAAGGCCCAGAACTCTCTGGTGACTGCTCAGGCTGCCAAGGACTACTACAAGACCATGGGCGGTGGTCGCAAGGGTGCTGCCAAGCCGAAGCGCAAGGGCAAGAAGTGATGGCCGCCTATCAGGACAGCATCGTGGCCGTAGGCAGGCTCCTGCAGCCCAAGGCCGGCGAACCCCAGCGGCGCGAGCTGCTCAAGGTCCGCCCTGATGGCACCGTGAAGCGCATCCAGAAGCCATGACCGTCACCGTCACCGCCACAGCAGGCTCTGCCTCTGCCAACTCCTACCTCACGGTTGCAGGCGGTGACACCATCGCCAACCTGCAGCTCGGCACCTTGGCGTGGTCGTCTGCCACCACGGACGACAAGGGCAGAGCCGTCATTAGTGCCACCCGGTATCTCGACGAGCTGGAGTGGATCGGGGACCGGGCATCCTCCACGCAGGCCCTCGGCTGGCCCCGCAGCGGCATCACTTTGGACGGTGTGGCGCTGAGCAGCACCACCATCCCCGAACAGGTGGAGCAGGCCACCTTTGATCTGGCCAATGCGCTGCTGGCAACCCCCACCCTGCTCAGCGGCAGCAACACGGCACTGGGGGAGCTGATCCCTGGCATCCCCAACAGCAGCCTGCAGTCAGCCAGCGTGGACGTTGTGTCCGTCACCTTCCGCCAGGGCGGGGCGCCCACCGTGCTGAACTGCCTCACCGTCGTCCCCTCGCTGGTGGGAACGCTCGGTGTATTGACCACTTCGGTTCCCAAAGGCGCATCCGGTAGCATCAGGGTGTTCCGTGGCTGATGGGCCATGGCCCGCAAGAACCGCGACCAACTCACGCTCCTGACGGGCCTTGGCTTTGAGGAGGATCAGTGGCGGGAACGTGACCACCTAGAGCGGCCCTTCACAAGGGAGGAACGGCGGGCCTTTGGGAAGCTCTACGCGGCCAACATCGGGCTGGCCTGGAAGTTCACGGCGAAGATGAGCAGGAAGTTTCCAGTCCTAGAGAGGGATGTGATCAGCTCCCTTGTGGACGTGGCCTTCCTGCGCACCTTTCGCAGCTACGACCCCACCAAGCTGAACCCTGCCAACGGCGAGCCGTACAAGCTCAGCACCCTCCTAGGCCGCTTTGTGGAGGGCGAGATCATGCACTACCTCCGGGACCACGGCTTCCAGATCGCAGCGCCCCCCGTCGTGCGCGAGCGGGGCAGCAAGGCACGCAAGCTGGCAGCCGCAGGGATGACACCGCAGCAGGTTGCTGAGGCCCTCGGCTGCAGCCTGCAGGAGCTACAGGAATCCTTGCTGGCCACCTCTGGCATTGGGCACGACGTTCAGGACTGGGAGCTGCACTGCGATCAGCGGCCGTCGCCCATGGAATGGCTGGAGGCTGAGGAAGAGCGGGAACTGGCGGCGGCAAGCTGATCCGATTCCCAAAGCCAAGGCCGTAGAATGATTGAGGCAGCGGTGCGCTAACACCCTGCCCCTTGACCAACTCACTTCCGATGAGCTGATGACAGCAATGGTAGACCGCACCGGCCAGCGTTACGGCCGATTGGTGGCGCTAGAGCCAGTCCGCACAGAGAAGTATCTGTACTGGCGGTGCATCTGTGACTGCGGCACTGAAAAGCTGATCAACACTAGAAGCCTGGGGCGGCATACTCACAGCTGTGGGTGCCTCCGCAGGGAAGTCACCGGCAACCGCGCTCGGTCGCATGGGCGCAGCCAAGACCCCATGTACAAGATCTGGGCGTGCATGAAGGATCGATGCTCCCGACCGGACCACAAGGACGCAGAGTATTACTACAGCAAGGGCATCAGGGTCTGTGAGCGGTGGCGCAACAGTTTCGAGTCCTTTGCTGAAGACATGGGCGATCGGCCGCCAGGCCTGACCATTGACCGGATTGACTCCAACGGGGACTACGAACCGGGGAACTGCAGATGGGCCACGGTCAAAGAGCAAAACAACAACAGGGGGCCGAGGCGCTGGGCAAAGCGGCCGGCAAGCTAAGCCAAACGATCGCCGGCCATGCCCAGTTATTTCAACGCGCTAGATTTTCAGCTTTATGTAGGGCTGGGAACTACGGCATCAACGGCCCCAACTTCTACGTCTGGGCTGACCGAGGTTCTGTCACTGACCAACGCCAGTATTGATGGCAGCACGGATTCTACTGATGCTCCGCTGGATTATTCCTCGGAGTATGGGTGGAAGTCGCCGTTGATGACCAACATCGGCTGGTCAGTCCCCGCCAGCATGAATCTGTCTCTGGCTGATGAGGGCTATCGCATCCTTAAGCGGGCATGGCTGAATGGCGCTGCTGGTACGGCTTTAAAGGTCTACCGTGTATCTCCTGTAAAAGATGGCTCCGGCAGCGACGCTGAGATCCACAGCGGCATTGCATTTGTCGAAGGATTTCAAGAAAGTGTGCAAGCAGGCGATGTCGCTACTTGCTCCTTCACATTCCGCGGTTTTA